CAATTTTATCTGCTTTGTAAATTTTATTTTTCCATCTAACCTTGTTATCATTCATATCGCATAATTCTCCAGTGGCAATCTGTTTTACATGCGTAATTTCGTGAGCTATGGTTTTCAATAGATAATTTTTAGGCAGATCTTTATCAATTCTAATATCAAAATTTCTTAATATTTTTTTACCGTCTCCGCCAACATCTCCTAAAATACCCAAATCTTTTTCTAAATCTTTTACAAAATTAATAGTAACATTGATTTTTTTATTAATATTTGATGCCAATAACTTTTTGGCGCAAAAATGCGTCATTTTCCTTACTGTGGTATTTCGTGCATATTTTGGACAGCCATTGATTGTTAATCTCATTTGAATCATCCAATGTTAGATACAGTTAATATAACTATATGCTATAACAATTATCTGTCAAATGAATTATTTTTTGGGTTCTTTAAAAATTTTGCGCAGGGAAAATCCAGTAGCAACTAATGTCAAACTGATCAAAATGATTGCAGCAACATAATCTTTAGCAAAAATTAATGAAACAACGTAAAAAGCCAATGCTCCATAGATACTGCCAACTAGAATTGCAAATCCTAATGCAATTAAAAAGCTACCGAATATTCGTATCCAATGTTCCATAATGATATTTATGTAATTCGGTATCTAACCATTGAACCACTTCAGCTTCAGACCAATTTGGTGCTGCTAGATTCCCAGTAATTTCAAAAAGTTTAAGTTGAAAGTACTTAAAAAGTTTTGGATTCACATCGCGACAGTTTTCATCTCTTGGGATATCTGGAGAATTTATCATACTACAATTATGTTATAAATCAACTATTTCGTCAAGCATTAAATTAGACAATAATTACACATGGATGTAAAATAACAATATGTCAAACTCAATTAAACTCAATGAATGTTTGTGCTGCGGAAATGATAGGCTTAAATTAATTTTTAATCTAGGTAAACAACCGTTGGCTAATAGCTTTAAGTCTTCAATATCAGAACCAGAAGAAACGTATCCTCTTGAAGTTCAATATTGCGAAGATTGTTCTCATTTACAACTAACTGAAGCAGTTGATCCAAATATCATATTTAAAAATTATCTGTATGTAAGTGGAACCAGCAGAACCATGTTAGAATATTTCGAATGGTTTGCTGACTTTGCTGTTGAATATATGCCATTAGGATATCCAACAGGTAATGTTTTAGAAATTGGCTGTAACGATGGCAGTCAATTAAATTACTTTAAAGCTAAAGGATATGAAACGTGGGGAATTGATCCTGCTGAAAATATCTATCCTATAAGCAGAAAGAACCATAATATCATCTGCGATTTTTTAAATAATAACAGCATTCAAAAAATAAAACCAGATACGTTTGATATTATATACGCACAGAATGTCTTTGCCCACAATGACAATCCATTAGAATTTTTACAGTTGCTTAAACGTAAGATGAACGATTATACATTGCTATTCATACAGAATAGCCAATGTGATATGATTGTTAATGGCGAGTTTGATACCATTTATCACGAACATCGTAGTTTTTATTCTCACAGTAGTATGTTAGCATTAGCAGATCGTGCTGGTCTTAATATCATTGATTTTGTTAAAGGCACGATACACGGAGGTAGCGGCATTTATGTTTTAAGTGTTGGTCAAAGCAAGCCTGCTAGAATTAAAAATTTATTAGATCTTGAAAAAGCAGCTGGTCTTTATAAATTAGAAACTTATCAAAAATGGGCAAAAAATAATGAAATTGTTGCTAACGATTTAGTAACAGCAATAAATTATCAACGTAAAAATCAAAATCGTTTAATTGTTGGTTATGGAGCTCCAGCTAAAGGTATGACATTATTAAACTACGCACAGATTGATTTAGATTTTATCATTGATGATGCTCCACTAAAGCAAGGCAAGTTTAGTCCTGGAAAGAATATTCCTATCGTTCCTATCGAAGAATTAGAAAAATATAAACATCGCGAAATTTGTTTTGTTCCTTTAGCCTGGAACTTCTACGATGAGATAGTGGGAAGAATTAAACGAGTTAGAAACTTTCCTGACGATAAGTTTATTAAGTATTTTCCAAACATACAAATACTATAAATAATATATGCGCTTCACTGAATTTAAAACTACACTTTTAGAAGGCGGTAACATCTTTAAAGATGCCACTGGTACGCCAATAACTACACGAATCTCTAAAGAAGCAATTCCCGAAACTATCCAATGGCTTGAATCAATAACTGGTTTGCCATTGGTTGATAACACATTGGGTAGCGTTGGTAAAAAGGAAAGCAGCGGTGATTTGGATATTGCAGTAGATCAAAATGCAATCTCTAAAGATCAACTAGCAGAAAGATTAACGGCATTTGTGCAGAAGATAGGTAAAGATCCCAAAGCTTGGATCCGTAAGAGCGGTATTAGTGTACACTTTTTAACGCCTATTAGAGGAGATACTCAACAGGGATTTGTTCAAACAGATTTTATGTTTGGTGAAAACATTGAACAAATGAAGTTTGGTCTTTGGTCAGCAGGAGATGCCAGCAAATATAGTGGAGCAGATCGTAACTTAATTATGAGTAGCATTGCTAAAAGCACTGGCATGAAATACAGCTGGCAAAAAGGTCTAATGAATAGAGAAACCGAAGCAGTGTTAACTACTAACCCAGATGCAGTGGCTCAATATTTGTTAGGTCAAGGTGCCACACAAAAAGATCTAGAAAGTGTGGAAAGTATTATGGCTGGACTTGCTAGAACTCCAAAACGTGTAGAATTCTTAAAAGCTTTGGTTCCTAAACTACGTGATACAAAAGATAAAAAACCTGGTGTTATCAAAGCAGATAATGAAGAAGCAGATCGTATTGAAAATGCACTGAGAGCGTTGCCATGAAAGCTATAGAATTTTTAGAAGAATCAAGAGGACTATTTGGACGTAGTCAAGGTGATGTTTTCGTTGACGACAATGGCAACGAAATTAAATTTGATCATATTGACATGATGCCCAGCGATCAACCTAACGATGCTTATAAAGACGAAAAGACTATGTTGAAAGATCTTAATACGTTAACAGCATCAGCAGGCGTGGAACCTGTGCAAGTAAACATGCGAAATGAACGTGCTCGTGCGTTTGCTGTAGCCACACTTAAACATGCAGACGGTAGCGAGGAACAATGGATCAAATGGTTTATAAAAGTACCAAACAATCTATTAGGATCTTGGGCTAATAAAGAAGTTCCAGCTGAGGGGCCGCGTTGGGCGTTGAAGACTAAGACTGCACAGAAAGCTCGTAGCGGACTTACTCCTCAAGACTTAATTAAAACAGACAAAGAATCATTTGATACAGTACCTGGCATTGTTGATCGTATTGCACCGAACTTACCTGATCCTATCAGAGAAGGAGTAGGCATGGTTGCAAGCGGTAAACTACCTGCTGTGTTTGTTGGTCAAAAAGAAAATATGGAAGCTATTCGTGATCATCTCGGAGAAATTATTCAACCAATTGGCCTAATGAGTGGCGTAATTAAAGGAGATGCTGAAAAAGCAGCACAACAAGTTCTCGGCGCCCCTTATAGCAAATGTAAAGTAGTTTGGCCACAATCTAAAAATACTGGATTAATTGATAGTTATTTTATTGGTCCATCAGGCAAGACATTAGGAGTCAGCAGCAAGGGCGACAAAGGGGCTAATGCCAGTGTGCAGAATATTGAAAAAGCTATTGCAGAAGCACCTGAACAATTACGAAAGAAACACACTAAAGCATTAGGTATAATTAATGCTATTAGTCAAGCCACTGCTAAACAAGGTCCTGCTGTATTGGGATTAAAATTAGGATTAATTAGTGAAGAAGAACTCACTGAACTTATGACTTATGTTAATACTCCTGGTAAACGAGCTCGCAATCTAAGTCCAAATCTTAAAGCATATATGCGTAAGATTCAAGCAGATCCTACTAAAACTGGATATAGTGTAGGATATCATATACTAGCTGGTTTGGCGAAAGAAGTATGCGATGTTGTTAATATGAATCCTAGTTTTAGTAAAGCGTGTTTGGATTTCTTAAATCAAAGTTCTATTATACAAGTTTACACCGAAGCAAAGACTTCTGGTAATGATGTACAAATTACTGGATTTAGAAGTGTTTATCCGCCAAACTTTCAAGGACAAGTTATACTTACAAGTGCTAAGACATATTATTCATCTGGTATCAAAGGAAAATTTACTTTTGATTATAGAAAAGGGTAGGACCTGAGTCCTACCCTAGGAGAATAACCTTAGCTATTCCCGTTGCTTTTGTTTATTGAAATATCAACATAACAGTATTGACTGTTATGCATTTCGCGTAATGTAATTTACACGAACCTTTTCTGCGCCAAAGTATTCTTTTACAGTGGCAACAACATCATCGATATTATAAGTCTTACAACTAAAAACGTCGAGATACATTGTATTATCCCTGTCTACGAAATGTGCAGCTAGATTGCTTGTTTCAATCAATTGCATCATACTGTAACCAGCTTTCTGTGGGTCATGGGTAGCAAAATGTGCTACGACAGGCTCGCCATAAGCAACCATGTCAATGCGACGAACTAATTCTTTTGTAAATGCTGTAATGTTTGCACCATCTGTGATCTTATCGTGATCGCATCCTGAGCAATCTAGCATTAAATGATATCCCCAATATGTTGACATTGTCATCTCCTTGATAAATTTGGGTTCTATCAAGTGACGGGACTTACACCCATGACCCACTGTTGTCAACACAGCCGCTCTATCCTGAGCTACACCTGATTAGGTTTTATTTATAAACGATTATTAGTAATCATACAATATTTTATTTTATATCTTGATGTTTAATTTTTTTATGCAATCATTTAATTTCTGAATCTGATTCAAACAATCATATAAAGCATGATGTTTAAGTTTAGCTGGATTGTAATGATTGGGAACTAATTTGTAAACAGTTCTAGCATCCATTGCTTGCCAATAGCTCCACGGACTATTAAATCCCAAACTGGCATTAGCTGTTTCCAAAATTGGAAAATCAAATGCTGCACCGTTAGCCCAATATCTATCTGCTCCGCTAGCCCAATAATTAAATGCTGTCATTGCATCCTCTAGACTAAGTCTTTCATCAGGACAAAAGGCTTCCGCTTTGACATCCTCATCTTGTTTAGCCCACCAAGCAACAGTGTTTTCGTCAATTGATCTATTGGATTGACATTCGGTATCAACCCTGCAATAAAAATAATCCATTTCATATGGATTAGTAATAGATTCATAATCACGATTATATCGAAATCGTATGCCGGCAATAGTGAGTATTACTGCATCGGGGCTGGTAGCAAGAGTTTCTAAATCTACCATTATGTCTCTATCTAATTTCATATAAAATTGTAGCAATATAAAACCCATTTGTCAAGCGTAAATACTACAACGAGGATTTTCAAAATGGGTGAGTTTCTCAAATTAGTAGGCGAAGTTGGTTTTCCAATAGCAGCAAGTATTGCAGGCGGCTATTTTGTTTTTCTAACCTTAAAATTTATTCTTGCTGGTGTGACCAGTGGCGTTAATGGTATGAAAGGTATCATTATGGCTTTGGACAATCGAGTTAAAACAATGAATCATGACGTAATTCGTATTGATACATTAGTTTCAAATGCTTTAGGAATTAAACCAGATGTAGATCGTATTGCCAGAGCAGATGGTAAGAACGATGCACGAAGAGATTGAGGTAATTGAAAGAAAAATGAGTAACGGTGCTATCAAATATACAATTTTGAAAAATAATAAAATATATTTGATAACGTATGATATTAAAATTGCAAACAGGTACAAAAAGGAAATTCAAAATGGGAATTAAAATGCCAAAAATCAAAATGCCTAAGATACCTAATCCAATTAAAGAAATTGAAAAGGCAGTAGCACCCATAGTTAATACAGTTACTAATACAGTTACTAATACTACTAACACCGTAGTTAAAGAAACCACAAAGGTAGTTAATGTAGCAGGTAAAACTATTGTTGATACAACAGGTAAAATAACCAAAGATGCTGAAAATTTAGCAAAAGATACTGTAAACACAGTTAAAAATACTGCTGTCAGTGCTGCAACTCAAGTTAAAGTTGATGCTACTAAGGCAGCAATGGCCACAGCTAAAGTAGCTGCTGAAGCAGCAGATGACATTGAAGCAGGAGCTAAACTTGCAGGAAAAGTTGCAGAACAAGGCGCTTATGCAATTAAAGACGCAGGAGAACTTATTGCCGAATGGGCCGAGGCAAACTATTGCCAAATTGGCGTTAGTATTGCGCTTGGTACTGTTTTTGCTGCATTGTTGTACCGTCCAGAACCCAGCAGTCAAGCAACCACCGTAGCAGCAACAGCACCACTAAGCTCAACTGCTATCTTATATTTGTCAGCTAAGGAAACTGTTGGCGCAGTTGCATTAGGTACTGCTTGCGATTTAACTGCTCAGGCGTTCGTCGAATTAATTTGGATTGCACCTGATGTACGCAAGGCCATTGGCAATTCCAATAAACAAATATTAACTGATGCTATTGCGTTTACACTGGCTAAAAGTATTGATGCAGCAGCAGGTGCAATGATTGTTCCACAAAGCTGTGCAGCCGTCGTTGCAGGAATTGTAACCACACTTGTAGCACAACTAGCTTGTGAGCGCACACTACCTAGCGGAGCACGTGAGTGGGCTACTGTGGGAGCTAGCGGACTATGACATTAGACGAAAAAACAGAAATAACAGTACCACTTAAAATACTTGTTGCGGTTATAAGTTTTATTGTTGTGTCGTCTTGGTACGTGGCTACTACTCAAAATAGAATAAAAGATTTAGAGCATCGAGTAGAGGCGCAAACTGAAAAATTTGATGCTTATACAAAAGCGCCTGCTCGTAATCAAGTGGAGGTAGAACTATTGAAAAAAGATTTAGAATATCTTCGTAAACAAGTTGAAAAAGGATCAAAGTAATTATGGAAGCAATATTCAAACAATTAAGAAAAAATGCAGACAAAGTAGGTGAAACAAGCGATTCAACTGCTGGTAAACTAAAGAGCAAAGCAGCTCTTATTATAAGTGTTTTTGCTGCAATCTTTAGTGTTAATGCATTTATACAAGGACAGCTTAATAGCGGTATATTAAACAACACAATTAAGATAAATGATACTTGGGCTTTTTATCAAGCTAAAAGTATAAAACAAACACAGTATGAATTGGCTGCTGACGAAGTAGAAGGTAAAGATCAACAAAAGTACCTGCAATATCGAGCAAATGTAGAACGTTATGAAACTGAGCCAGGCGAAGGTAAGCGTGACTTAATGGCTAAGGCTAAAGCTTTAGAAGCTGAAAGAGATCTTGCTAAAAAGAAATCACCATGGATTGGTATAGCTGGCAGTATTATGCAAATTGCAATAGTACTATTAACTGCTAGTATTTTAAGTGCAGGTGCTATGATGTTTTATGCTGGCATTGGCGCTATGGTAGTTGCATTAGGTATAATGAGCCAAGGTTTATTTTTATGGTTTTGAGGAAGTAAAATATGGGTAACGAAATCGTAGATGCAATTAACAAATACGGATTTCCTATTGTTGCAGCAGGCGGCATGGGTTATTTCATTTACTATGTGTGGACTTGGGTTACTACCGAGGTTAAACCAGTTATGGGCGAAGCTAATACTACACTTATTGCTCTAATAGATCGTATACGTATGCTCGATAATGATTTAATTAGATTAAATCAAAAAATTAATATTGTGTTACAGTTACGCGGAAAAGAAATTGAAAGCGAACGACACCTCGAAGATGTCAAAGCACAGGCAGCTGCACAAAAACGTGGAATGGAAGCAGCAGCAGAGCAACGCAAAGCTGCTGAACAATTGGCACATCAGACTAATATTGATGTAAGTCCAAATGGAACTGTTAAAGTTACAGAGAAACACGGCGAAGAAACTGTTTCAGTTAGTATTCCTAAAATTACAACAGATGAAAAAATACAAAATAAGTAATTGATGGAAAAACTATTAGAAACTAAAGAACAATTAACTGCAATGCGAGCTTCTGAAGCTGAAGAAGTTTTTGGAAGTTCAGTTTATACAGAGTTAGAAAAAACATACGGCAAATATCTTTTTGTACCTTTTGATGTTCCTAAAATAGTTCCAAATAATCTCGAAAAATTTGTTGATTTTTATTTTGCTAATGCAAGATATGCAGAAAAAATAAGAGGCGATATTGCAGAGGGAGGTCTTAAAGATGATAGACCAACAAATAAAACTCCTTATCTAACGTTAGACGGGCAAGTTGAAACCAAGAATTCAGTGTGGAGTAAGAATCCAGTCCCTGCTATTTTTGATGAATTTCCTGAAATATTTGATCAACTACATTCATACTTTCCTTTTATTAATAGAGGTTTTATGTGGACCATGTGGAGCAGCACTAAAAATATATTAACACATCGAGATATGCGAAGCATGTTAGATATGCCAATACGTTTGCGTGTAAAACTGTTTGATTCTAATCCTGTTGAAACATTAAAATTAACATTGGCTCCAATTAATAAACCTGATGTAGAAACATATACCTTGCCAATACCAAAAGACACAAATTGTTTTGCGTGGAACAATTTAAGAACACGTCATGAAAGTATCTATACTCCAGGATTTAGAAAAATTTTATTAATAAGTTTTTCCAATTATAAAGGTCCTGCTATGAACAGGTATGTTGATTTATTAGAAAAAAGCATATCTAAATATAAAGATAATGTTATCATTGACTCAAAAACAACAGTAGAAGATTATATTAATTTGAACTCATGAAAATAGGCTGGAATTATCCAGCCTATTTAATTTTAGATTAGAATCTACGTTCTGCTCTTAGCTTCATAGTCCAGTTATTTTCACTTTCGCTCTTAACAACATTAGTTGAAGATGCAAGTGTGTAACGAACATCTTGCTTCATATTGGAATATGTACCTTCTACACCAAGTTCAAAGTCTTTAACTGGGATCCAAGCAATGTTCTTACCAACACTCCAAACAGTTGCATCGCCAAAACCACCCTTGCCATCCCAAACTTTAGCCTTAGCAGTGTCTGGCGCTGTAACTTGACCATATGAACCAAATATGTTAGAACGCCAATTTGGTGTCCACCAATGTTCAGCAAGTGCGCCTACACTCCAACTCTTAACTGATTCAATACCAGTACTATAATAGATTACACTGGGATGATTAGTTTGGAATCCGCCTACATCTCGTCTCCAGTTACTAATCTTATTGCTACCATATGCTGTTGTATATTCAGTCATACCATCAGCATAAGCACCTGTAATCCAAATAGCATCACCCTGAGCAATCATAGGAAGATTAATCTTTAACCCTGCGCCTGCTGCCCAAACCTGCTTAGTCTGATCATACACTAGTCCAGTTGCATCTACACCATTTGCCTGTCTAGTTGCACCCATAACCTGTAATCCACCCCAACTTTGATCCCAACGTACATTGCCGTTAAGCTGAACAGAGCCAGGTGTTGATCTTTGATAATATGCTGTTGAAGCATTGATTGCATCGACAGGAGCAATTCCTGTGTCAGCGGGATCTTGGATTGCTACAGTAGCAGATAGCCCATTACCAAATAGTGCTGTGTAAGATAGCTGCTTGGGATTGATAATAAATGAAGCCCAGTGTTGAGATCCATAAATTCTACTAGGCATAAATGCAAAGTTATCTCTAGCAGCACCAGCCGTAAATCCAGCAAACTGAATATATGCTGTTTCTAACACAGGGGAAGTAGTACTAGCACTTTGACTTGCGCCAGTAGGCTGACTAACTTCTGCCATAGAACCGCCTTGACGTCCCAAACGCACTTGCATGAATGTACGAATTGTTCCGTATTCAGTAGGAGTACGAGAATCTAAATCAATTCTTGCTCTTAATTCATTACCTAAAGTATTCTGCCCAGCGGCTGCGCTTGAAACTGCCTTAGCACCAGCTGTGATCTTATATTGATCTTGTGCTGGCGCATACAGTTGATCATATCTTAGCATTCCTCCTACTCGCAAGCAAGTGTCTGTGCCCGGAATAGTAAAAAAGCCTGCTCCGTATGCATTACAAATTTTTACGAACTCTGCACCCGCAGGCTGTGCTTTCTTAGACGGTAAGTCAGCAGCATTTGCTAGCCCTATAGACATAGCAAAAACTGCAATACTAGATAGTAGATTTTTCATCAATTGAACCTTTCTTATAATTGATATATTAAAACATATTTATCGAGTTGTCAAGGATGATGTTTAAAAAAATGTTGTATTGCAGCAACAGTGGCATCACTTTGTAAAATTTCATAATGATTAGCTGCAATTTCAGCAACATTACCACAGGTCCATGCTGTTTGAACTTTAAGTGGCAAAACTCCGTCGTTGTCTTCGTAGATAAATGGATTATAACCTTTACTGGCTACTAAATGTAAGACCGGTACATGATCATATCTCATATTATGTATCTCTCGAACTTGCTTACTGTTCTTTTCTACAGCAGCAATCAAACTAGCACGGCTCAAATACATTTGAATAAGATTTAAATCAAGACCTGCTAGTGGGCTAGCTAAAGTTATAATACCTTTACAATTAGTATCTTGACTCATATGCAGTGCAATCATACCACCTAAACTATGACCAATAGCAATATAGGGTTCTCTAATTACACCGATCGATTTCTCTAAGATGTTATTCCAATCATCTACTCGATGATCATAATCTACACAATGCCAAATTTTAGCTTTTGTCTTAGATTTAAGATAATTGAAACTGATGCTACTACTCCAAGCACCGTGTATTGCTAAAATTTTCATTTGCTTGTTGCCCTATAAGTGCCGTCCCAATTGGCAGGAGGGTCTACTTTGTATTCTTCAATACGTTCAATCATTGCTTCGTAATAGTCATGTAACTCGCCATCAAATGCTCGCTTTAAAATATTAGCATAACTGATAGCTTCGTCCCATTGTCCGTTTCTATAATATTCTAAGAAATATTTATGAGTTATCATATTAGGAGCTTTGACACTTCCAAATGGAACAATGGTATAAATTTTAATACCTTCTGTTTTTCCCTTAACAGCAATGCAGTCTAATTCAATACAGTTGTAGTCATTCTTTACATATTGATAAGTTATTGGTCCAATAATTAGTTTTACATGGTATGGCTTGCTTTGGCCTTCTAATCTACTGGCAAGATTCACTGTATCCCCTAAACAGGTATAATCAAATCGTTGACTACTTCCCATGTTACCCACAACAACATTACCAGTATTAATACCCAATCCCATACCGAATGGGGGAACTCCTTCTGCTGCAATCTCTTCGTTAAACTTTTCCAAATCATCTAACATCTCCATTGCTGTTTTTACTGCATTTTTAGCATGTTCTGCATCATCTAAAGGTGCATTCCAAAATGCCATTTGTGCGTCACCGATATACTTGTCTAGTGTGCCGTTGTTTTCAAGAATTTTTGCAGTCATTGCTGTCATATAACGATTCATAATTTGTGTAAGTCCTTGAACATCTGCACCATAATGTTCACTAATAGTAGTAAACCCTCTAACATCTGTAAACATAATTGAAAGTTCTCGAGTTTCTCCGCCTAGTTTTAATAAGCTAGGATCTTTTTGTAGTTTTTCTACTAATGCAGGACTCAAGTATGTTCCAAATTGTTTCTTGATCTGTTGCTTTAATCTAAATTCACGAACAAAGTTATTGAATACCAATTGACCATATACAAATGTTCCAGCAAATAATGCATAACTTGGATCCCATAACTGTAATTGTGTTTGAAACATATAGTAACAGCCATATGCTATGCTGCCTGCATAAGCAAAGTAAATTGGCACAGTCCATCTAATGCTTGCCCTAGGTACAAGTATAATAATGATTAACAGTGCAATAACGAGATAAGCAAGTTCTATTATATTAGCATAAGCAAGTCGTTGAATACTTGTACCATCAACTACAGTCTGTAATGCTTGTGCTTGTAAATTATGCGCCCAAGTTTCTCCAATTGGAGTAGCAACTATTCCACCAACACCTTCGATAGACAAGCCAAGAACAACTATTTTACCTTGAACACGACTGTCTATTTCAGTAGCTTCGACTTTTTCAAATTTGTTGTTCCACGAGAGCCAGACACGACCATTGGGGTCTGTTGCAATCGTTTTAAACTTTGGGATACGTACGGCTTCGATTCCGGCTTCAGTAACTTTGATTTGATAACTTTTATCATCAGCTGCCACTCTGATTGACTCAAGAACAAGTGAAGGATACAGATCACCACCGATATTAACCAACATAGGCAAACGACGAACAACCCCATCGCGCTCAGATATAGTGGCCAAGACGCCCACTCCGTCAGCAGCAACGGCCAAATCTCTAAGAGGGGCAATAGCACCAGGCCACTGATAAACATAATTACGGGGGTCGCCGCCAATAGCAGCAAAACCTCTGCGAGCAGCGTCAGGTTTGCTATTTTGTATAGTAGGTTGTTGAGCGATAACCACGCCATTGTCTTTAAGTATTTTAATAAGTTCATTATCACCACCTGCTCGATCCTTTTCACTGAAAAGAATTGGGGCAACAATAACGCCGGCACCGTTATCTCTTAATTTTTGAATTACGCCGGCTATGTCACGCCTATCGAACGGCCATTGACCAAAACTCTCGACTGATTTTTCGCCAAACTCAACTACAACAATGTCTTCGCTTTGTTTAGGTTCGAGGCTGGTGATTAACCAGTCGAAAGTTTTAAGTTGTAGTATTTGAACTGGTAGCGGATTATAGAATTTTAAAAATAAAAATAATAAAGCTACTACACCAACCGCAATGGTTCCAGTTAATAACCGAGATAGCTTCTCCATTGAAATTCCTTTATACAATATTTATTCTAGGTAATAGTTGGTGGTACTATGAGGAGATATGTTTTTGTTTTGAATCCATCCGCCTTTGAATCCGTGTTCGCTACCTAAAATCTTCATTGTACGCATAACAATATTTTTATATTTGTTTCTTAAATCTAAATTGCTATTAAGAAACCAATTATCTCTTTCGCTAAAAATAAAACTGGCTGCTTTGCCATTACAGAATATACTATTATTCCATTTTGGATATATTAATGTTTTTACTGTTTCTATTTTTAAATATTTGTTTAAAGTTTTATTATAGCCGTTGTCATTTTTAATATCTTCATAATATATAGGATCATGACATACTGTAACAAATTGTTTTAAAACATGCGCTTGTTTGATGGGTATAATTGGATAATCAGGTGTCCAATAAAATAGTTCATCGTACCATCCTTGATGATAACGCTCTTGAACATAAGGACTAACACAGTTATCTATTGCATCAATAAAATTGAAATAATAGCCGTATTCATCTAATCTAAGTCTAGGTTTTTCTACTCCCCAAACAAAACACAACTTTTTACCACTATCTATAATATCTTTATAATCTTGTATTTTTTCTCTTAATAATGCACGAGCAGGATTGTTGATACTAAAGTATCTATTAATATAATATTCATAATTGTTTTTGAAATAGTCAAAGACATCTAAACTCATTTGGCTAATATCAACTAATCTAAACTTAAAATCAAATCCACGATCTTTTAGTAGTTGAATATCAGGCAATACTACATTAGTAATTTCTGCATTAGCATGATCTTGTTTGTCTGCACTAGCATCATAATTCCAAACTGTGGCTATTTCATCTATTTTACAATCAGCATCAATCCAAGCATTTAATATATTATGACTGTCACTGCCGCCACTATACCAAAGAACTACATAATCATATTGTTCTCTAATTTGTTTAGCTCTGGCTTTATATAAAGTCCATAAATCTACGGGCGGGTCAATTTTCCAATTTATACTTTTAAAAACTTCATCATTAAAATTCCAATGACTATCTAAATTTAACGATTTAGACAGTTCGATAGCTTCTACTTTACTGTAAGTTTTAAAATCGCCAACACTATAAAAACCAAATTTATCAGCAGACACGTTAATCTTTCTTTTTAATATGTATGCTGTATTGACTGGCTGCTTTACGAAACTTTAAATTTTGTGTTCTTAAT